GTCTGCTTCTGTGTCTGGTCGTGGCCGGGTGCGTAAGGATGCCCGCCAGAAGCCGGGTGAGGCTTTCCACGACCATTGCCGGTGCGAGGTTGTCGAGGTCCGTAACGCTAAAGATTTGCCCGAGTTCAATATCCGTTTGCAGGATGCCTGGAATGACAATGTGAAGGGTAAGCCTGGCAATCTTTATGAGGTGTGGCGGGAATGGTTGAAGGAGAATCCAATTAGGGTTCCTGCCGCCGCCTAAATTCTTTCCTTTCCGTGCCCCCACTTTTGTTGGGGGCTTTTTTCGTGCCTGCCTAGCGATTGGGTGGGTTGTTTTCTCTGGCGCGATGCCAGGCTAAGGGGTATGTATGTCCATTTCTGCTAGTGAGTTCAATGGTGGCGGCAATGCCGAGTCGGGGGTCCAGTCGGAGGCTGAGGCCACCCCTGAGGCTAAGCCTGAGGCTGTGAATGCGGAGACTGCTAAGCCGGATGAGGGCGCATCTAATGATGATGCTCTTGGCGATGCGGGCAAGAAGGCACTTCATGCGGAGCGCGAGGCCCGCAAGGAGGCCGAGAAGCGACTCAAGGAACTTGATGCTCGTGTCAAGGAGTTCGAGGATCGCGATAAGACTGAGCAGGAACGCGCCCAGGAGCATCTTGAGCGTCTGACTGGCGATCTTGACGCCACGAGGGCTTCGCTTGCTGCTGCGGAGTTGAATCTTGCCCGCGTTGAGGTCGCTCACACTAAGGGCATTCCTGCCGAGCTGGTTCCGCGTTTGCGGGGCGAGACTCGGGAGGAACTTGAGGCTGACGCTGATGCTCTTTTGGAGATTGTCGGCAAGCGTGAGGCTGAGGCCCCGCGTAAGCCTAAGCCTGTTGGTTCTCTTGGTACTGGCGGGGATGCGCGTCTTACCCCTCAGGAGCAGTTCGCTGCGATTATGCAGCAGGCGCTCTGATTTCTAACCTACTTTCTTTTCTTTTTCTAGGAGGCCGTTATGGCTGTTGATGTTTCGCGTCAGACTACGGGGCTTATCGAGTTGCCCACGGAGATTTCTACCCAGATTTGGGCTGACACTATTGATAACTCGATTGTGCAGACTCTTGCTCCTCGGATTGCGCTTCCGGCTGGCGGGGTTTCGATCCCGATGGTTACGGGCGATCCTGAGGCTGGCTGGGTCAATGAGACCGATGAGAAGCCGGTCGGGGATTCGACTTTCGGCTCGAAGGTCATCACGCCGTACAAGATGGCTGTGATTGAGCTGTTCTCGGATGAGTTCCGGCGCGATTATGGTGCCCTGTATGCGGCTCTGGCTGAGCGTCTTCCGAAGGCTCTTGGTCGCCTGTTTGATGAGACGACTCTGGGGCAGAAGCCTGTTCCGGGTTCGGGTTTTGATTCGCTTGCTGATGCCCCTGAGGTTGCGGTGACGGATTATGCGGGTCATCTTGCGGCTCTGCGGTCTGTTGCCACTAATGGTGGCGAGTTGCAGTCGTGGGCGCTTGGCCCGAATGCGGAGATTGATGCGATGGGCATTGTTGACGCTGATGGGCGTCCGCTGTTCATTCGCGATGTGACGACTGAGGGTTCGATTGGGTCGATCCTGGCCCGCCCTGTCTACAAGGCGCGCAATGCCGAGTACACCATTGTTGATGGTGGCGGTGTTGGTGTCAATGTGAACGTTAAGGGCCTGGCCGGTGAGTGGTCGTCTGCGATGTGGGGCAGCGTTGAGGGCATCAAGGTTGCGATGACTGATCAGGGCACCATCAATAAGGGTGGCACCCAGTACAACCTGTGGCAGCGCAACATGTTTGCGATTCGCGCTGAGGTTGAGGTTGGTTTCGCTGTTCGTGACGTGAACCGGTTTGTGAAGCTTACCTGATAGGGGCGTTGTATGAAGTTGACCGCTGGTGAGGGCCAGTTTGTGACTGTGCCGGACCATATGGTTGACCATTACCTGTCGCGGGGGTGGAAGAAGATTGAGGCGGAGAAGCCGAAGTCGTCTGCCCCCGCGCAGGATGCGCCAACCGAGTCCAAGCCCCGTAGGGGGCGTCGGAAGGTGAGTGGCGAAAGTGGCGTGGACACAGCCGAGTGATATTCGGGACCGTTGGATAGGTGAACTGCCTGGCGGTGTTGAGGATGCCTATCTGTTGACGGCGATTGAGGATGTTGAGGATCAACTCATCATTCTTGTGCCGGAGTTGGTGGATCAGTTTGATGCTGAGATTCCGCTTTCTCGGGTGAAGCGGGTTGTGGCGCGGGTTGTTATTCGCCATTTGCGTAATCCTGATGGTGTCAGGTCGTTGTCGGAGGCGACTGGCCCGGTTACTGCGTCGGTGACGTATTCGGGTGATGATCCGGGTGCTTTGGTGGTGACGGCTGAGGACATTGAGGTGTTGCAGGGCCGTCCTGCGGCTAAGGGCGCGTGGGCGCATTCGATGATTCCTGCGCGTTCGTATCTTGCGGTTAAGTCGTTGGAGCCGGATGTGTGGAGGACGACGTACTGATGCTTCCTGGCCGGTTGTTGAAGCACACTGATGTGATTAGTGTGTTTTCGGATGATGTGATTGAGCATACGGACATTTATGGCGATGTCGTGTATGAGGATTTGCCGCCTGTCACTATTGAGGGTTGTGTTGTGGTTCCGGCCACGATGGACGAGTTGTATGAGCCTGGCCGTTCGTGGGTTCTTTCCGGCTATGACGTGTATGCCCCTATTACTTCTTCTCATTTGATTGAGTCTACTTCGCGTGTGCGTTGGGATAACAAGATGTGGGAGGTTGAGGGGGAGGCGCGTCGTTGGAAGAATCCGTATACGGGTACGGCTTATGTCCGGTTCCGTATTGAGCGTGCGGGCACGGACCCTTATATGGGGGATTCTGATGCCGGGTAATTATGTGACGTTTGTTCCTAATATGCCTGCGTTTGATCTTGTGCGTCGTTTGCCTTTGCTTCGTAAGGAGTTGGATAAGCGGGCTGAGAGGTTGGCGGCTGCGTGTAATGCGGATTTTGTTGCTTCGCATGAGGCGCATGATCCGGAGTGGGCTGAGGGCGATTCGCTTGAGGGTTATCGCACGGGTTCGTGGGATGGCAAGACTCGTTATCGGGCGACGGTGATTACTGCTACGCAGCACGCTATTAACGACAATTTGCGGGATAAGACGCTTATCCGGCATTTGGGGGTGTTGTACGGCTGATGTTTGTGTTCCCTGATTCTGCGCGGTTGACGGCTAAGTGGGTTAATGAGGGGTTCATTGAGGCTGGCCGTGCGGAGCGGGCGTTCACGACTGTCCCGAAGGAGCGTCCTGCCCGGTTTGTGAAGCTGACTCGTATGGGTGGGGTGAAGATGCCTAACCTTGTTTACGATAAGGCGATCATTGCGGTTGAGGCGTGGGCACCTTCCGATAAGGAGGCTGGCGAGATTTGCCAGTGGGTTCGTGCCCGTATTGAGGATTTGTCGTTCCGTAAGGTTGATGGTTTTCAGTGTGCTCTTGTTGATGAGTTGGCTGGCCCTCAGGCGTTTCCTGATCGGGATTCGCATGTTCCGCGTTATTTGTACACGGTGCAGGTTCCTTTCCGTGGGAAGGCCCCGTAAACCCCTCTGTTTCGCGTTCTAAGACGTTTTCAGCCCCCACCCTATGTATGGGTGGGGGTTTTTCTTTAAGGAGTCCATATGGCTAATAGGGCCGAAGAAGTTCTTGTCGGTATTCCCGACGTTGCGGGTGGCGTGCTGGTTTCGCCTGGCCCGCTCGATGTTGCCTCGTACCCGGCTGACGCTGTGACTGCTGTCCCGGCTGGGATGGTTGCTGTCGGTTTCGTTTCCGAGGACGGCGTTACCGAGTCTGTTTCTCGGAACGTTGAGAAGGTTAAGGCGTGGGGCGGGCATACTGTCCGCACGGTCCAGCAGGACTATGAGACCACGTATTCGTTCTCTTTCTTGCAGTTCAAGAATGAGGATGTGCTCAAGGCTGTGTATGGGGCAGATAATGTCACAGGTTCGGCGGGCACGTTTGTTGTGAAGAAGAATGCGCAGGTTCTTGAGCGGCGTTCGTGGCTGTTCGAGATGGAGGACGGCGACACGAAGATTCGCCTGTTTGTCCCGAATGGTCAGATCACTGAGGTTGGCGACGTTTCGTACAATCATCAGAATGCGATCATGCTTGAGGTGACGATTGAGGCGTTCCCGGACGAGAATGGCGATACTGCGTTCCTGTTCACGGATACTCCCGCCGTCACTCCCTGATTTGAGACTCGCAGAATAGGGTGGCTGGTCACCTTTCGCGCGTTTGGTCTCCCTGAGTTTGCCCTATTCTGCGGGATAACATGGGACCGGCGCGCACCAAATACCTTGAGAGGGTAAACGCGCATCATGTCTGACAAGTTTGTGTACGAAGTTGATTCACGTAAGAAGATTGTTCTGCCGAAGTTTGGGCAGGTTCCTTTCGGCGTTATCCGCAAGTCGCGGAAGATGGACCCGGAGGAGCAGTTCTACTTCATGTTTGAGGAACTGCTGGACGAGAAGGGTCTTGCGGTTCTGGATTCGCTGACTGCGGATCAGGTTGCTGATCTGATGGATTCGTGGCAGAACGAGGCCGGTGTCGGCCTGGGGGAATCCGAGGACTCGCAGAGCTGATTTGTGACAAGCCCGATGAGTGCGCGGCCCTAGAGTTCGATTTGATCGGACTGGGGCTGCGCCTGCGGGACTTCCCTTCCGGCCAGAATACGTGGCATGACCTTGTTGTGATTGTGCGGAATCTTGGGTCGGAGTCCGCGTATTTCCGTGTGACGCATCCGGATACGTGGAATTGGGACAATAAGGCTATGTTGCAGGCGTCGATGGTGGACCTGTTGAACATTCTGGTGTGGTTTAAGACTGCGGATGGGCAGAAGGGCCGCAATAGGCCGAAGCTTGTTCCTCGTCCCGGTGTGGAGCCGGATAAGGACACGAAGAGTCACGGTAAGGGCGTTCCCGCTGTGGGGCTTGTTAAGCGTCTTGGTTTGCGGGTTGAGGAAATGCTTGGCATTAGTTAAAGGGTTGGTGGTCCTGTGGCACTTGAGATTGGTGCGGCCTATATTTCGATTATTCCTTCTACGAAGGGTATGATTCGGGATATTAAGCGGTCGCTCAATAAGGATGGCGGCAGGGTTGCCACTGAGGCGGGCCGCGATATGGGCCGCAATATGTCTAAGGCTATTGCGTCCGAGTTGGCCGAGGTTGACCCGTTTGACCATATGCGGACTTCGGTGTCGAAGTCTCGGTCTGAGGTTAACGAGTTCGCTAAGGCGATGGGTAAGGCGTCGAAAGAGGTTGTTGACGCTAATAATAAGGCTCGTGTTGCTCAGGCTCGTTATGGTGAGGCGCTTTCTAGGTCGAATACGAAGGCGTCTACGCTGCTTAATTTGCAGTTGGCGGCGAAGAAGGCCACGGATGATCTGGTAGAGTCGCAGGCCCGTCTCACTGCGGCGGAGCAGACGCGCGGTATCCACATTCGCGACCTAGCTATTCGTGAGCGGGACTTGGCACGTGCTACGTCCCTGCGTGCGCAGGCCGAAAAGCTTGCAGCGATGAGTCAGCAGACTGTGATGGATCGGCTCCGGTCAAGGATGCTCGGTTTGGGTTCTGGCCTTGAGTTGAAGGTGGAGCTTGAGTCGGGCACCACTTCGCGGCTGGGAACGGAGCTTAACAGGCTCCGTAACGAACTGCGGGACAGGTACAAGATTGAACTTGATCTTGACGTGGACCGGAACGCGATCAGCCACGTGGGCAACGTCATTCGTCGCGCATTCAATTCGGACAAGATGACATCTTTCCGAAGTGGCCTGGCTGGTGTGGCCGAGAGCTTTGCGGTGATGCGTACCAAGATCATGCACCTTGTGCCCGGTACGTGGGTCATTTTGGGCACGTTGGGCGCTATTGCGGCGATGACGTTTGCCCCGTTGATTGCGTCGATGACTCAGGTTATCGGCCTGTTGGCTGCGATTCCTGCGTTGGCTACGGCTGCCGCTGGCGCCATCGCTGCTATCGCTGTCGGTTCGCAGGGCGTGTTTAAGG